CACAATAGCGATGTTTGTAACCATATAAGAAACAAAAATAAGGGTGCGTATGCCAGCAATAGTATCAGCCTCTCTGTCGTTTCGTCCATCTTTCTGTCCTAATGCTTTTGCCCATATTCGCCATGCTTTACGAATCGTCAGACATTTTCGAGAAGTCATTGACTTTTTCAAATTTAATCGTCCTTAAAAATTTATCTACAAGGATATCCCCTTTGTGTGAAATAACAAAGACGTTAGTATCACTCCCAAGACTACGAAGAATCTTAAAAAGTTCATTAGTGCCCTCTGTATCGAGAGAACTATCAAATACCTCATCAAGTATGAGTAGATTGGTGGCAACACTATTTTTCATCCTAGCAACTTCGCGCCATGTAAAAAGCAAAGCGAGATCGATCTTTTGCTTCTCTCCTTCAGAGAAGGAAGCATATGAGAACTCGTCGCGAAATCTACTTTTGATGACTTCATTGAATTCTTCGTCAAGAGTAAAGTTGACAAAGAAGTCCATGCTGTGCAGGTATTTATTGATAAGATTATTAAATACAGGCACATATTTCTTGATAATCTGACTTTTGATTCCAGAATCTCTCAACAAAGATGACACAACCTGATACTCATCCAAAGTTTGACTGATCTTACCGCAGTCATCTTTTGTAGTTTTCAACTGATTTTCAAACTCAACCAGAGATGATTTTTCTTTATCGAGATTAGGAGTATTAGTTTGTAGTTCGATCATCTCCTTATCAAGTTGCAGATTCTCCATCTCCAAACGTACAACTTCTCTCTCAGCAGAACTAATCTGAGATCGAACATTGTGGCAGTTGGTAGAAAGATCTTCCATCTTTTCTACAATCGATACAGCATCAGCAATCTCGGTGGTAAGAGATTTAAACTGCTTAGTTAGATTCTTGCCTTTATTTTCTAGACCACCGATTGCAGCATTCTTAAATGCAGGTTCGATCTGCTGAGAGCAAGTAGGACACTCGTCATGTGATTTAAAGAACTTTAGTTCTTTAGCAGCAGATTTCAGTTCTGAGTTAATATCAGACTGTGACTGTCTCAAACTAGTCAAAAGTTCTTTGTGACTAGTAACATCTTTGATCTGAGATTCTAACTCAGAAAGTTCATTCTCTTTAGATACTTTTGCTTGCTGGTGTTCAGCAATTAAATTCTTATTGTTGGAATATTTTTCTAACTTCTCTTTCTGACGTGTATTATTAACTTGCTGAAGAGATTCGATTAATCTCTCTTGACTACTAACTTTCTCTTCTGCAAGACTCAACATATGAACGCAATCTTTACTCTGCCCTTGTGCTGTTCGGATACGATCCTTCAGCAAAGAATTCATGTTTGAGAAGATGTTGATGTCAAGTAGATCTTCAATAACTTCTCGCCTGTGAGAGGCAGGGAGTTGCATGAAGGGGACAAAAGTTGATGATCCGAGTATAACGACTTGAGTGAATGATTTGAAATTGAGTTTGAGCACTGATTGCTCCAAGTACTTCTGCGTGTCTTTGGCAGCAGCGTCTTGATCGACCAACTTATTGTTTCGATAAAGTTCAAAGACATTCGGTTTTGCTCCTCGGAATACCCGATAATCATCACGACCAATAGTAAAGCACACTTCAACCTTTAGACCCTTTTCGTTGATACTGTTTACCAACTGTCCACGGTTGATTTTTCTAAATGGTTTATTGAACAGACCAAAACACAGAGCATCGAGCATAGTCGATTTGCCAGCACCGTTCTGTCCGACGATCAACGTTGATGTTGTTTCGTCTAGTTTAATTTCTGTCCACTGGTCACCTGTAGATAAAAAATTCTTCCAGCGGATAGTTTCAAATACGATCATAGTATGTCGGGGATCACAAAGTCGTTAGGAGTTACAACAGTATATTCATAACCATGGTTCACACAATTATAGGCAATGACTTCTGGTTCTACTTCCATGATTTGTAACTGATCTGGATAGTCATCACCTTCTAATAATACTAGATATCTTTCAGCGTCATCTTTGTCTTCAAAACATTGAACGATTCTTTTAAATTCGTTCCGCTTGTCTTGTACAGCAAAGACTCCGCCAGTGGATTCTTCTGTTAAAATAAACATTTACAGCTCCGATGCTTCCATGTAGAGTGAACGCATAACAGATTTGACATTTCCCTTATTAACTTTAAGGTCTATCTCATCTATGTAGTTATCTAACAGAGACAAAGTGTCTTCGGATTCTACCACAGCATTGCCATTTTCAAGGTCTAGACTGAGATCTTCAATAATTTTTAGATCCGCTAAACCCATGCTCTGAAGTTGATTCACAGCATAATCAAACTTAGCATAGTCTCCCTTATCTTCTACGATTAGTTTGACGAATGCTCCCTCCAGTTCTCGGTGATCTGGTATAGCAACCCCGTCATTATAATACAACTTATGAAAAGTAGTAAAGGGATTTCGGTAAAAAGTAGTTTTGAGAGTGTCAGTGTCGAAGACGTGGAATCCTCTTTTTGATGCGTAGTCATTCCAATACAGTTGATATGGATTGCCAAGATAAACTACATTATCACGCTTCGACTTCATGTGATAGTGCCCACTGAACACTTTATCAAATTTTTTGAAAATGGAATGATCCATTCCCGTTTCCATCATATGACCAGGATGTGCTTCAAACCCGTTAAACTCAAGATGGCCCATAGCGACAGTAGCAGGACTTTCTGTAAGAGATCGTAGGGATTCGTCGTAGTTTTCGTCACATATCCAAGGCAAAAGAAGTATAGGAAGACCATCAACGTCAATGGTAGTAGGTCTATCATAGACTGTGATGTTGCCGTACTGTCCAAGTAACTCACCTGGGGCGTTAACTCGTAAAGTGTTTTTGTAGTAGATATCATGGTTTCCTACAAGCATGTGCATTTTGATACCCATTTCCTCTAGAGGATCAAACCACATCTTCTTCGCCTCGTCTAGAGACATGAAGTTAATTGATCTGCGACGATCAAAAGTATCTCCAAGACAGATAACTGTGGAGATACCAGATGCTTTCAAAAAAGGAATTACAATTTCACCGTAAAACTTTTTATAATGATTTATAAAAAACTGATTGTCGTTACGAACACCAAAGTGTTGATCAGTAATCAGGAGGACTTTCATTAATCAGGATTCGCGACGTTGATCTCGGCGTTGGACATTTCTAGAATTTGATTCAATCCTAGACTTAATATAATTATACTCGGTTTTTGAATCGCCGTCAATATGCATAACTTCGTCGTAGCCTGACTTTTCAATGATCTTCTCTTTAATATCCATCTGACGTTTTTCCTTTGCAATACGTCTCAGGAAAGCAAAGTACACAATCTGAGTAAAATATGCGAAAGGATTTCTAGATTTCTCTGGATTAAAATTATCGATATACTGAATACAGTTTTCAATTCCATCACAAATCATGTCATCTTTATACATGTAGTTGATGAAATTTGGTTTATATGATAAATGTGTTGCAATCTTTAGGAAGCAACTACCAATATAATTATTGACACGAGGTTTTGGCAGACCTTTTGCTTCTGCTAGTTGAACGCTATCGCGATACTTAATGATCTCAGCGAGGAACTCTTGGTTATCAACGTAATGCTGTTTCTGTTTTCTAGCAGTTTTCATAATGTCTTTGCTTTGTGTTCATTATAGCACACTTGACAGAAGTGTCAATTCTAAGTAGAATAACCATGTAAGGGTTCAAGAGTTACTAGGCTTATCTTTAAAGATCTTTTCAAACAATTTTCTTGCTTGATCAATCGTTCCGACATACCCTAGAGCGTTATCGGGATCAGTCTTAAGTTTCTTTTTTCCTAGGAGCGGATCGTCATCCGCTACAAAGTTTTCATACATGAATATAACTTCTTTACTCATAGAAGATACTGTAATAATATCTTTCTCTCTAATGATGTAAAAGTCTTCGTCGGACAATTGCATCCACTTTGTGAATCCCATACCGCGTGTCACTTTACCATCTTCACTTTCTCTGGTAACAACCTGAACGCAAACAGGATCTTGAATGAAGACAAGAGTCTCCAATTCATCCTGAGTTAGGATTGCTTTGCCGAGTACTTCTTCCCCATTGACGAGTTTGAAGATACCGTAAAATTCTTCGTCGTGTTTTGCGTAACTAATCATAAGCTTTTAATTTTACATCTATGATTTCATACTGAAATTTTTCTTCGTTATATACCTTGACTCTCTCTGTCAAATGATTGAGGGTGTAATTGTTACCTCTGTCAGTAGAGATGTCATCCGCAATATCATATAATGTTGCTTGTGATTTATTTTCGCCTTTCCTTAGAACACGACCAATTGATTGTAGGTTGCGTACTCTGGACTTAGAAGGACTAGCAAAAATCACATTGTGTAATCTTTTAATGTTGATGCCTGTAGAGAAAGTTCCATACGAGGCAATAATAATGGAGTTTGTGGAAAGTTCTGTCAACCTACGAATTTCTTCGCGATCTTCTACATCCACACCACCATGAACAAAATGAACTGGTTTGTCCGTGGAACTATTTATCAGTTCGTAAAGAGGGATGCCATGGCGTTCTACATAGTTAAAAAGGACTAGGGTATTTCCTTCGAGATCTAATGCTAAGTTACGAATGAATTTATTCCTGCCTTCGTGTTCGACTAGATATCCAATCTCGTCTTGATAACCCTCAAAGATTTTTTCTTCGTGCTTACATAATATAATTTTTACTTTTAGTTTTGCGACATACCCCTGTTTCATCAATTCATTAGTTCTAGTTACTTGAGAGCAACGTCCAAATAATCCTTCTAATACTAGTTGATTTACATTAGCGCCATCTAACGTTCCAGTAAAACCAATCCTGTATTTACACTCATGCAACTTAGACATCAACGTAGTAAGAGATTTAGCTTTGAATTGGTGCGCCTCGTCTCCAATGACGACATCAAACCTATCAAACCACTTACGCGGTTCCTTGTAGATAGACTGCCAAGTGGTAATTACCACGCTATGGTCCGTGTATTTTTCTTGCCCCGCATATATTTTGTGGCAATCTTTGGTCGCCATCCATCCATATTCCTCAAAGTCTTTGTACATCTGTTCGACAAGAGAGGTAGTGGGAACGACGATTAAAACATTTCTATCAACATTAGTATGGAATCTAACCAATGCATAGATCATCAGAGACTTACCTGATGCTGTGGGGGATAATAGCAATCGTCTGTTGTATCGCAACGCTTCGTATATTGCCTTATATTGATAATCCCGAACTTGAAGACTCGGGGGTAGGCACAGTGATTTTACGAACCCTACAACCGACCTGGGAGTGATCATATCATTACGTTCTAATGGATGCCCAAAATAGGGACAGTCTTCCATTCGATATTTGTATCCCTTCTTATCCGCCCAGTCTAAAAGGTAATCAATAAGACCAACATAAATTTCACCTGTCGCTGGAGAGTAAAGACGAATCTTTCCATCCCATCCTTTATAGCGACGGGTCTTTTGCATGTACTTTGCAGATTCTATCTCGAATGTGAAAAAGTCTGACAGTTCATAATTTAATCCAGGTTCTGCCTCAACCTTGAGATATACTTCATTTTTCTTACGAATAAGGAGGTCCATAAAACCATGCTACAAGTGACTTTCTCAATCCAGAAGTGACGGGGCGAACCCTGTGCCATTGATCCCCTTGGAAAAAAATAGCAGACCCAGATTTCAACTTAAAAGTTTTGTATCTTGGGTCCGCATCTGGTCTATATATCTCCAAATCAAAGTCGCCACCTTCGTAGTCGTCGTTTAGGAACAGCGTCATACTAATCTTTCTTACCACACCCCTGACAGGTCTTGGATGTTGATCCACATGCCAGTCATAAAAGTCTCCCTTACCATAGATGCCATATTGAACTGCTTCTACTCCAGTAATATTCAAATTCCATCTAGCATCCTTGTTTATTTTTTTCACCATACGCAAAAGCATGGACAAGAGATCTTGATCTCCTATCCATGCAACATTAGAACTTCTATTATCTTTTAGACTGTTGTGTATTTTGCCCTGATGCCATGTCAATTCGGCATTGGTTGCTTTATTTACAATGTCCATTGCCTTACGATTGAAGACAACTTCTTTCCATAACAGTCCGTAGTTCATTACATACCTGATTGAAACCTCTTCCATTCAATAGAGTTCTTGATATGATATGTGCGACTATTAATCATTCGCAGCACACCGTCAAGAAAGAAGAGAACCTGGTCTATGTATCCTATCTTGTATTGTAGTTTTTGAACTTCTTCGTCCGCTTCGATAAACATACTGATCTCTTCTTTAGTAGTCAGTTTGAGATCGAACGGCATTTCTTTGTACACAGAAGATGGTGCTTTACCTTTGTAGTAAATCCATTTATCTTTCAGCATCTTCTTCATTTCCAACTCTCGTTCTTTTTTCATTAGAGAGTAGGTATTATAAAACTCCATGTATTTCATATGGAGTTGAGGAATTGCTAGTGAGTCATTATCATGTAAGTCATCATCCAGTTTGGAATCAGTCTTCCACATGTTTTGAAGTGTTTCCAGATTCATAACGATATTTGAGTGCTTGGAGGTGCCATGCTTGTGCCAAACTCTTAGGTCCTTCTTTTAAAAGAGTTCTCTCTTCAGGAGTAAGAACACAATGGTCTAGCATGTATTGCTTCCATTCTATCATAACCTAGTGCCAGTGTTAACTTGACGCATTTGATAACTAGTATACTGGAAAGTTACGGTTGCTGTAAAGTACGAGTTATCAGTTTGCGTGACATCAAATGGTAGAGATGATAATGCAACAGGGAACATATCTGTAAAAGTAACATCAAAGTTTGCAACATTATTATTGTTCAAAACTTGAAGTGTTCCATCAGATACGAACGACAACGACGGTGTATCGGTATTATATCTAGTTTCTCTTGAGTTTTCGTCAATCCATTCAAATCGATCTGCATAATCTTCTGGAGTTGAGATTGCTCTCATCCAGTTATGAATCTGCATATAATTCTCTAGATTTTCATCGACGATAAACTGTATTTGTAAGTTCGCATATGTTGCTTGTCCATCAGGCAGGGGCAACTGAACAAAACCTGGTGTTGGAACAACAATCTCAGATATTGACATCGTAGGAATCTCTGCCGACTGACACAAGAAAGAAACCTTTCGTGCCTTTTCCAAAATGAATAAGAATCCAATTGGAGACAGATAGTTCTTATTTTTTAGTTGAGAGTCGTACCAACTTGACATGTTATGCGTTTACGTTTTCTAACCAGGAAGTGGCGATATACTTTTCCCCTTTCAATGGGGGGAGACCTCTATGAACATGAGTAAAACCTGCTGGCCAAATAAGAACTTGTCCCGCAACTGGTTTGAATCTTTTATGTTGATAAAGAAACTCGGTTTCTCCACCTTCTTCAACTGTATTTAGGTACATCATTGTTGCTGCAACACGACGGTTAGTGCCCAATGATCCTTTCTCGAAGTGGAAAGAATGATATCCCTCTCCAGGTTTTGTTCTTTGCACATTCAGATACACTTGCTGGTATCGGTAATCCATCAATGCTTCATATTCATTGACGTATTTTTCCAGACAAGAACCAATGACTAGATTGTATTGCTGCATATATTCATACCCGCACTGATGGTCGAGCATGAAATCCTCGGTAGCAAGGCATCTATCTTTTCTGGTATGTGCCTTCCTTTCAGGTTTGCCAAAAATGCCGTATCTCTGAAATGTTGATCCACACTTGTCCTGATACTTCCAATATTCGATCAGTGGTCTAGTGTCATAGTCAGTATCGAAAACTCCGATAAAGTCTTCAAAGTAATAATCTTGAATGTTCATAATTTAGTCGCGTTGTCTCCAGTCATCAGGTTTGTCACGTTGAAACCAATCTACAATTTCATCCGCTCCAGAGAACCCCGTTTTGTGATTGGATGGATCGGGGTCCCCAAGACCCATCCTATTGAGAAAATCGTCTGTGCTTCCTTCTTCAATATCTTGAGAAGCTTGGCGTCTTGCTTTCTGCAACCAGTCCCTTGCAAGAGTATGGGCTTTGGCAAGTTTCTCTGCCCAGATCATATCCTCTAAAGGAACTTGTTCTTTGTTAGCAATGCACCTACAGATGGACTCCAGGCGGAGTCTGTACGCAGTCGAGAGCATAAAAATACACCAGATACAGTGTTATTTAGATTCTAACATTGATGTCAATTCTTCTGTCTTGTTCCAGTCAGCATATGCTGAATCAGATCGATCCATAAGAATGTCAAAGATATCGTTCTTAATTACTTCATTGGAAACATAATCATCTAAGTACATGTCCAATGCTTCTTTGAGATATCTTTTTCTATGCCACTCTGGGGAGTATGGTTTATAATCCATGATGTAAGGTTCAGAGTTATAAAATTATTTAGCATAAAAAAAGCGGGGGTCCTAAAACCCCCGACACTTCCTTCACACGGTAACTTTATTTAGGTCATAAGGACCTCCTTACATATTCGTTTGCAAGTATTTTGGTGTGTGATTTCACATTCAATTAGGCACTCATAGTAGTCATTTAGTTTCTGGTTTTCGATGTCCATCTCATCGATAGTATCTTCAAAATGACGCCATTCATCCAATTGATTGCGTGAGGTTATGTTGTGCATAGTCACCTCTGTAACTGGGAACAATAATATAGAAAGGGTTAGGGTTCATTTTTCCACCTCACTTAATTCTACTACTACTTATAAGCAAACGCTGACAAAAACGATAGGTACTTTGTCCCCAGCAACAACTCTTATTTTTTGTATACTAAGATACATTAACTCTAGCGGCGAAGACCACCCCTAGGCATTGGAGTACCGAAATCAGGATGTCCACCCCTAGGCATTGGTTGAATCTCACCAGGGAAGAATGGGAGTTCAGGCATTCGTGAACATGGACGTTTGAATGTGCAACGTCTCCTTGGACGATGAATGGTTCCAGGATTACCACCAGGACCAGGAGAACCATGGAACCTTCCAGGTTTTGCTTCTACAGAAGTACCTCCAGTGATGCTCACTGCCGTAGCAAGCATGAGAGGAAGAACGAATAGTTTAGTCATAATAGAAATTGATAAAAAAAAGAGGACCCGAAGGTCCTCTTGTATATATGTGAAATCTGGATCACATGAGGTTTGCGACCTGTACACGTCTGTAGTAGCGGTTGCTGTTTGCAGTCAGAGCGCCAGAACCTTGAGTC